GGTGATAGTGATGTAGTAGGTTGGTTTATAATAAATAATTCATAAAAATAGAATATGGCTCAATACACAAAACAACAACTTTTATCTGCGTCTAACGCAACTTACTTTACAAATGTCTATGGTGGTATATCTGCATCAGCAGTTAGAGACTTAAATGATAGTTGGATTACAAGTAGTGCTTTGTTAAGTGGTAGTAATACATTTGTAGGCAATCAAATTATTAGTGGAACTATGACTGCACAATTACCTACTAATTATATTTGGTTAGGTGATAGTAATGGATATAATCAAGCAGTAGCAACCTCGTCAATATCTTTACAAGGTGCACAAGGATTGCAAGGTATACAAGGTTTAAGCATACAAGGTATTCAAGGTAATTTAGGTATACAAGGTGTGAGTGGTAGTAATGGAATACAAGGATTGCAAGGATTTAGTGGTCAAGCTGGTAGTGGTGGAACACCGGGAGGACCAGGTGTACAAGGCCCTAGTGGTCAAAAAGGAGATACTGGACTACAAGGTATTACTGGCAGTCAGGGTATACAAGGTGATTTAGGTTTTCAAGGTATTCAAGGCCCTAGTGGTAGTCAAGGATTGCAAGGAGGACCTGGAACTAAAGGTGACCAGGGTATTCAAGGAACTTATGGTTTCCAAGGCTTTCAAGGAACACAAGGAAATGGTATTCAAGGTATTCAGGGAGATTTGGGTTTTCAAGGAATACAAGGCCCGTCAGGCTCGCAAGGTCTACAAGGTGGACCTGGAACTAAAGGTGACCAGGGTATTCAAGGATATTATGGATTTCAAGGAGTGCAGGGTAATTTAGGTTTACAAGGTCTGCAAGGTAATACAGGCGCAGGAACACAAGGAACACAAGGTGTAAGTGGAAGTGGATTTCAAGGAGTGCAAGGAGGACCAGGTCCAAAAGGTGACCCAGGAATTCAAGGAACTTATGGCTTTCAAGGATTTCAAGGAACAACTGGTAGTGGGATACAAGGTTTACAAGGTGCACAAGGTAATTTTGGAATACAAGGAAATACAGGAGCAGGAACACCAGGTTCACCAGGTATACAAGGTTTGCAAGGTGGATACGGACAAAAAGGAGACCAAGGTATTCAAGGTCCCGGTGGTGGAACTGGATTGCAAGGTTTACAAGGTAATACAGGTGGAACAGGCCCAACCGGTGGAACAGGCCCTGCTGGCCCAACAGGTCCTACGGGAAGTCCAGGTCCAACAGGCCCAACGGGTCCATTAGGCCCAACTGGTCCTGCAGGTGGAACAGGTCCTACGGGAGCAACTGGTAATACAGGTCCTGCTGGCCCAACAGGTCCAACCGGCCCAACTGGTCCAGGCTTTTCGTCAATATCTCCGTCAACAGCAGGTTATATTTTATTAGCAAATGGAACCTCTAACTCTGCAACCTCAAATGCTTCTGTTTATGTAAGTGGTAATACTATTTACGCTGATGCATTTTATCAAAATAGTAGTAGAGATTTTAAGAATACAATTACAACATTTACTAAAAATGCTTTAGACTTAATTGGACAAACTACGGTAGTAGAGTTTTATTATAATGGTGATACATTTACTCCACACATTGGTTTTATCGCTGAGGATACACCAATAGAACTAAGTGGTTTAAGTCAAAATAGAATGGACATACCGTCAGTAATTGGTATTCTATTAAAAGCAGTGCAAGAATTAAAAGCAGAATTAGATATATTAAAATCTAACTAATAATGTTAATAAATAATTACTCAGTCACGTTTGAGGAAGCAACTACATATTTGTATCCAAATGGTGCATTCCCTAGTGGACAAGAAAAAAAGTGTATTACAAAAGCAGAAGCATTATCTTATTTTTATGTGCAATCGTCTTATTTGACTGGGTATGCAAGTAATCAATTAGTTAAATACCAAGACTTAGTAGCACAATCAACTGTGACAATTCAATTCTATGGTAGAGGTAGAACCTCACCAAATGCACCGGCTAGATTTTGGTATAAAGTAGGTGATAATGCAGCAGCAATTAGAACTACAACTACAATATCAGGAACCTCAACATATTCTAACTTAGGAACAATAAGCATTCCGTCAGGAGCTTTATTATACTTAGGTGTGACAAACACAAGTAATACCTCTGTGCAATTTGGTATGGGACAAAATAGTGGAGTGTATAGTGGTTATTGTGGTATTACAACTGCACCATATGGTCCTGATGCACCTACAAGCAACACTACTTACTACTTTAATGTCAATACAAGTGGTGGAAACTCATTAGTGACCTGCTAATTTAATACTTTTTGATTTCGGTGTGTTAGATATGTATAAAAGGCATATTTAATGGCACATTACTTACAACCAAATCAAGCAGTTATGCATAGTTTTTTCACATACCCTGTGAACTTAACCGATGCTCAAAATTATTATTATTTTGACAACGGATTTTCTATTGAGGAATTACACAAAGTATCTAACCAAGTAAACCCACTACCATTTAACGATGGAACAGTCGTAGGTGGAATAGATAAAAAGACACGCACCTCCTCTATCAAATGGATACCAACAACTACTGACTTTGAGTGGCTATACAAAAAAATGATGGACTTATCAATTGTAGCAAATAATAATTTGTGGCAATTTGATTTGAAACATATGCCTGAAGGAATACAATACACAGAATATTATGCAACAGAGGGTGGACATTATACATGGCACCAAGATATAGGACCCGATATACTATCACAAAGAAAAGTTAGTATTACTGTCCAATTGTCAGACCCAAATGATTACGAAGGTGGAGATTTGGAAATATGGCAAGGTGGAGATGCAATAATGAAATGTCCAAGAGGAAAAGGAACAGTAGTTATATTTCCCTCATATATGATGCATAGAGTGACCCCAATAACAAAGGGAACAAGAAAGTCTTTTGTATTATGGGTAGGTGGAGAACATTATAAATAAAAAGTATGGCAATACACAATGTAGTTAAATCAGCAATTGAAAATGGTGGTAGAATAATTCCTTTAATTGTAAATCCAGCACTAACTAATGGAACAGGGTTATTAAATCCGTCTGTTTTAATAAGTGAAGGTAGAATTATAGTGAATATTAGACATGTGCAATACACACTCTACCACACTAACGGAAAATATAATTCAAGGTATGGCCCTTTGGCATACTTTAACCCTGATAATGATTGCACACTTACAACTAAGAATTATCTAGCTGAAGTAGAAGGTGATAAACTAAGATGGTGCAATTGGGTAGATACAAGCAAATTAGATGTAGACCCGTTATGGGAGTTTGTAGGTTTAGAGGATGCAAGATTAGTTGAGTGGGATAGCAAAATATATCTTTGTGGTGTTAGGAGAGATACAACGACTAACGGAGTAGGTAGAATGGAATTATCAGAGATTAAAGTTATAGACAATACAATAAAAGAGATAAGCAGGTTTAGAATACCAACTCCATTTAACAAAGATAGTTATTGTGAAAAGAATTGGATGCCTATATTAGATAAACCATATCACTTTATGAAATGGTGCAATCCGGTAGAAGTAGTTAAAGCAAATATAGGTGGAGATACAGAGCAAGTCTTTTTAGCTGAGAAAACTATACCTGCAATAAAAGATTTTAGAGGTGGTAGTCAAGTAATTCGTATGGGTGACATGTATTATTGTATAGTGCATGAAACTAACTTATGGTTTAATAAGACAGGCCAGAAAGACGGAGTATATCGTCATAGAATATTACAATTTGATTTGGATTTTAATTTAGTAAAAGCATCTGACGAGTTTGATTTTATGACCTCACTAATTGAGTTTTGTTGTGGTCTTGCAGAATATGGAGATGAGATGATAATAACTTTTGGTGTTGCAGATAATTCAGCATACCTTTTAAGAATGAGTAAAGAACAATTTTTTAAGATATTATATGAATAAGCAATTACTAAACTACATTAACGACCCATTTAATTCAGATACTGCATTCAATCTTGCAGAATGGTATTATAGAGAAGGACAAACAGCAGCTGCACTAAACTTTTATTTAAGAGTAAGTGAGATAGAGGATAATAAAGAATTGACATACGAAAGTTTATTAAAAGCTGGTCTATGTCTTAAACAACAAGGTAATAGGTTATATTCAACTAAATCTTTTTATCTACATGCAGTTAGTTTATTCCCTGAAAAAGCAGAAGGACATTTCTTACTTGCTGAAATATATAAAGACAATAATGAATGGCAGGAATGTTATACTCATACGCAAATAGGGATTGCATGTAAGGACTTATTTAGACTTAGGAGTAATATTGGATACCCTGGTGTTTGGGGTCTGGAAATCGTTGCAGGAATTGCTTTATGGAATATGAGCAGACATGAGGAATGTATTGAAAAACTATTGGAATTATATAAACGAAAAGAAATTAGTAGTGATTGGAAAAAGATTATTAAAGATTTCATTACTTACATATGGGGAACTGACAAATGGACAGAACCAACATACTATAATAAAGCTAAAGAATTAAAACATACATTTGATAATTGGGAAATAATACCTAAGAACCAATCACAGGCATTTCAGGATATATTCGTTTTACTTGCAAATAATGGTAAAATGCAAGGTAAATATGTAGAGATAGGTAGTCACGACCCACAAATACACTCAAATACTTACATTTTAGAGAAATATTTTGACTGGAAAGGAATTAGTTTTGAGATAGATTATAATATGTGGCAAAAGTTTAATGGACTAAGAGAGAATAAATGTTATCTACAAGATGCAACTAAGTGCGATTATGATTTAATCCTAAGCAGATTAGGTTGGGGATATGACTTTGATTATTTACAATTGGATTGTGAACCACCAGAAAATACATTTAAGGCATTGTTAGAAATACCTTTTGAAAAGTATAGATTTGCTGTAATAACTTATGAGCATGATTGGTATTGTGATGAAAGTAAATTATATAGAGATAGAAGTAGACGATATCTAAAGTCTATGGGATATGAATTGATAGTAGGTAATGTATCAGTTGACGATAATTCAGCCTTTGAGGACTGGTGGGTGCACCCTGAATTAGTAGATATGAACAGATTAAATGGTATGAAATCTATTACTGACCTACAAAACGCTGAAAATTATATAATAAAACAATAATTTTTAACAACATTTAATTTTACTATTGTTAGATAATTAAACATTACAATATGAATGCGAAAAATGTATTAAATAGAATAGCTACTTTATTATCATTAGATGAGAAAGCAGTTAATTTTACAGACGCCACAACAAAAGATGGCACAATTTTACAATCTCCTACATTTGACTTAAACGAAACGATAGATGTTGTTGATGCTGATGGTAAGAAAACTCCAGCTCCAGACGGCGAATATGAAATCGGATTAAAAGATAGTGAAGGTAAAGATGTAATCATTAGAGTTGAAGTAAAAGATGGTAAAATCAATTCAAGAGAAAATGTAGAGGAAACTAACCCAGAAGTTGGTGATACTGCAGTAGATATGGCAGATGCAACAACAGATATTGCACATGCATTACCAAACACAACTGACGAAGACCCTAGAAACTCTTTAGGTGAAGACACAGATGAAACTAAAGACCCAATCATAACTTTAGGTTATAGAATTGACGAATTAGAAAAAGCAATGACTGAAATGAAATCAATGTTTGCAGAAATGAAACCTAAAGAGGAAGTAGTTGACAAAAAAGCAGCTGACATTGCAACTGAAAAAGATGTTGAAATGGAATTACCTAAATTAGATGGTGCACCAGTTGAACAAGTAAACAGATTTTCACAAGAAAACTTTAACAATTTTGGTAAGAAAACTGATAACCCACAAGGGTCAGTATTATCAAAAATGTATAGATAAATTATTAACAAACAAAAATATTTACAATGAACAAAACATTGAACTTAGCAGCACAACCTACATTTACTCAGAATACCTACGCAGGTGAGTTTGCAGGCCAGTATATCGCAGCAGCTTTGTTATCCGCAAAAACTTTGGATAACAAATACGTGACTATACACCCAAATGTCAAATATAAAGAGGTAATCCAAAGGATTGCTGTTGACGGCATCGTACAAGATGCATCTTGTGATTTTGTGACCTCAGGTAGTGTCGCATTATCTGAAGCAGTATTAACTCCAAAAGAATTACAAGTTAACTTAGAATTATGTAAGCAAAACTTTGTAGCATCTTGGGAAGCTTTACAATTAGGATATAGTGCATTTGATACTATCCCTAAATCTTTCAACGATTACTTAATCTCTTATGTAGGTGGTATCGTAGCTCAAGCAACTGAACAAGCAATTTGGCAAGGAACAGCAACTAACGGGTCATTCCTTGGTTTCCAAGCTCAATTATCAGCTTCAATTGCAGCAGGTGGAGCAACAGCAGTATTAGCAGCAAAATCTGGTAGTATTGTTATCTCTGGTAGCGTGACTTCAGCAAATGTATTATCAATAATGAACTCAGTAGTAGAAACTATTCCTGATACAGTTTATGGTAAAGAGGATGTATTGATGTATGTGCCAACAAATGTAGCAAAAGCATACCAACAAGCATTAGCTGGTGGAGCAATTGGTGCAAATGGTTGGAACAACCAAATGAACGTGGGTGAGAAGCCATTTAACTTTAATGGTGTTGAAATCGTATTATGTCCAGGTATGTCTGCATCTAAAATTGTTGCAGCTCAAAAATCTAACTTACACTTTGGAACAGGTTTATTATCTGATTACAATGAAGTTAGAGTATTGGATATGGCAAACATTGATGGTAGCCAAAACTATCGTATCATAATGAGATACACAGGTGGTGTTATCTTTGGTGTTGGTCAAGACATTGTATACTACGGAGCATACTAAAAAATAATTAAAGGGTGGGTAGAAACACTCACCCTTTTTAATAACAAACAAATTAAATCAAAATATTATGGCTTGTAATTTATCTTTAGGTAGACAAGAAGTATGTAAAGAAAGTGTAGGTGGTATTCAGGGAGTTTATTTTATGAACTACCCGTCTAGCTCTTACGACCCAACTTTTACAGATAACGCATCTACCGGATATATCACTGCATTCCCAGCGAATAGCGTGGTATATTATTATCAACTTAAAGGAACAAGTGCATATACTGAGACTGTCAATTCCTCAAGAGAGAACGGAACTACATTCTTTTCACAAGAATTAACCCTTAACTTAAAGAAATTGACGGCTGAAATGACTACACAATTGAAAACTTTGGCTTACGGCCGTCCAGTTGCAATTGTTTGGACAACTAATGGTGATGCATTGGTAGCAGGTTTGACTAAAGGTATGGATTTAACCGCAGGAACAATTCAAACAGGAGCAGGATTAGGAGACCTTTATGGTTATTCTATTACTATGACTGGTTTAGAACCATTACCTGCACAATTCTTATCAGGTAGCACAGCAACCAATCCTTTCGCAGGAATGGGTGGAACTGCACCAACAGTAGTTAGTGGGTCAGCAGCTTAATCAGTAAGCACTAAAAAATATATTAAAGCATACTCTTTTTATAAGGGTATGCTTTTATTTTGCCTATAATCTACCATTTTTGTAAAATATGTTGTTAGATATACAGGTAATACAAGATAAACACTAGATAATGCTTACATACATACAATCTGCAAATAACGGATATACAATAAGAACCTCACCTACTGCTTCAAATGATTTCACATTGGCATTGCAAGATATGACAACACAAATGAACTCAACGGCATCCCTTTCAGGAATAACTTATAATGGGTATGAAAGTCTTTTATCTTTTACTGCAAGTATAAATAATACAAATATTGCACAAGAGTTTAGAGCAACTTTATTAAATGGGACAACTGAAATATGGCATGGTAGCGTGCAAGTTTATATGTCTCAAAGTAATGCTCCTCAACATAAATCAATATATCAACAACAAAATGACCAATATATTTCAAATGTATCTACAAATGAGTATATTATAATGGATTAAACATGGACAAATTACAAAACTTTTCAATCGTAGCATCAAACCCAAATCAACTCCCTATTATAACGGAGGATACAAAAACTCGTTTACCTTATGTGCCGTTTGGCGTATTTGGACATGACGACTTTTTCATTGCAATATCAACTGCTAATAATACCTCAACAACTACTGCAGCTTGTATAGAAGGTTTAGCAGATTTAGTATTTGGTAAAGGTTTATACTCAAAGGATGTAGCATTTAATGAAACTCTACAAAAGTTAATTCCACAAGAGGAAACTAAGAGAGTTGCATTTGACTTAAAATTATTTGGTAATGCAGCATATCAAGTTTATTGGAATGATGCACATACACAGATTATAAAAATGTATCATATACCGGTGCAGTATTTAAGAGCAGAAAAGATATATCAAAACCCAAAAATAGAAAACTATTATTATTGCACAGATTGGTTAGACCAAAGAGCAATGAAAAATAAAAAGAAAGTGCCTGCATTTGGAACTAGTAAAGAAAATATGGAGATACTTTATATTAAAAACTATACTCCTAACTTATATTATTATTCTTTACCTGATTGGGTATCTGCATTACAATACTCATATGTTGAAGCTGAACTATCCAATTTACATTTAAGTAATATTGAAAATGGTTTCTTACCCTCTGCTATGATTAACTTTAACACAGGTATTCCAGCACCAGAGGAAAGACAGACTATTGAGGATTTAGTCCAACATAAGTTTACAGGTACTAGAAACGCAGGTAGATTTATGTTATCATTTAACGATGACCCTGCTACTAAACCTACAATTGATATAATCAATATTGAAAACCTACATGAGAAATATGACTATGTTGCAAAATACGCACAAGATAGAATACTTGTAGCACATAGAGTGACAAGTCCATTACTATTTGGTATTAGAACAGAAGGTAATGGTTTCTCCTCACAATCAGAGGAAATGATGACAGCATTTAGTATCATGCAAACAATGACTATTTCTCCATTCCAAAATCTTATCTTAAATACATTAGATTATGCATTTAGAATTAGTGGATATAGTGATACTCAATTATACTTTGACCAATTGACACCATTAGCTATTCTTTCTCAACAAGCAGAGGATACAGGTAAAACTATTGACGAAACTGCTGATACTACTAATAAAGAATTAGAAAATCCTGCAACAACAGATGATAGTGGTGACCAAACAACAATAGATGAAAATAGACCAAGTCCAGGTGATAGAGGTTTAAGAGGCCCGAATGGTCCTGGTGAGGAAACATTTGGAACATTAGGTGTATCGTCAGCATTT